TATTTAAAGAAGAGCTCGTACGAAAGTGCGAGCTTTTTTTTCGCATTTTATCTGTCTGTACGGCAGTGAACATGGTGGGCGGGTGGAGTATGTTACCTGTGAATTTCTAAGCTGCCTGTACGGCAGTGAACGCGTTCGCAAAGGTTTTACCGCACCCCGTCGATTTCTAAGCTGTCTGTACGGCAGTGAACTCAAATACTACACGTTTAGCCCGTTGTTAATAAAGCAAAACCATCTCATTTTCCTGCTACCACCCTTTTTTATCCTTACCTTCCCGCAGCACTAATTATCAACAATTTACCATCATCATCAAAAAAAGGGTCTGAACCTCCTCCACCCCATAAACAAAAAGTCCGTAACCTCTTTCGAGATTACGGACTTGACCAACCTACCTAACAATCAGATTAATGCGCTGCTTCCGCCTTGTGCTTTTGTGCACTCTGGAATCCGTAAGTCAGCTCATTTTTCTCTTTATCCAGCGCGACGGTGACCTGACCGCCGTCCACCAGCGAACCAAACAGCAGTTCGTTGGCGAGCGGTTTTTTCAGGTTGTCCTGGATGACACGCGCCATCGGACGTGCGCCCATTGCCCGGTCGTAACCTTTCTCGGCCAGCCAGTTACGCGCTTCCTGGCTCACTTCCAGAGAAACACCTTTCTGATCCAGCTGAACCTGCAACTCGACGATGAATTTATCCACCACCTGATGGATCACGTCGGTTGACAGATGATCAAACCAGATAATGTTGTCGAGACGGTTACGGAATTCCGGTGTAAAGATCTTCTTGATCTCCTCCATCGCATCGGTGCTGTTATCCTGGTGGATAAGACCAATGGATTTACGCTCAGTTTCACGTACCCCGGCGTTGGTGGTCATCACCAGCACCACGTTACGGAAGTCCGCTTTGCGTCCGTTGTTATCGGTCAGCGTACCGTTGTCCATCACCTGCAACAGAATATTGAACACGTCCGGATGCGCTTTCTCGATTTCGTCCAGCAACAGCACCGCATGTGGATGCTTGATGACCGCATCAGTCAGCAAACCTCCCTGATCAAAACCAACGTATCCCGGAGGCGCACCAATCAGACGGCTGACGGTATGGCGTTCCATATACTCGGACATATCAAAGCGCAGCAGCTCAATGCCCAACGCTTTCGAAAGCTGTACCGTCACCTCTGTTTTCCCGACCCCGGTAGGGCCGGCAAACAGGAACGAACCAACCGGTTTATGTTCGTGACCTAAACCTGCACGCGCCATCTTAATGGCTTCAGTCAGCGCCTCAATGGCTTTATCCTGACCGAAGACCAGCATTTTCAGGCGATCGCCGAGGTTTTTCAGGGTATCGCGGTCACTCTGAGAAACACTCTTCTCTGGAATGCGCGCAATACGGGCCACCACGGACTCAATATCCGCCACATTAACGGTTTTCTTGCGTTTGCTTACCGGCATCAGGCGTGCGCGAGCGCCCGCTTCGTCGATAACGTCAATGGCTTTATCCGGCAGATGACGATCGTTAATGTATTTCACCGCCAGCTCTACCGCTGCACGCACCGCTTTTGCGGTATAACGCACGTCGTGGTGCGCTTCATACTTCGGTTTCAGGCCATTGATGATTTGAACAGTTTCTTCGATCGACGGTTCAGTAATATCAATTTTCTGGAAGCGACGCGCCAGAGCACGGTCTTTCTCGAAAATGTTGCTGAACTCCTGATAGGTTGTCGAACCAATTACGCGAATTTTACCGCTGGAGAGCAACGGTTTGATCAGGTTAGCCGCATCGACCTGGCCACCAGACGCTGCCCCCGCACCGATAATGGTGTGGATCTCATCAATAAACAGGATGCTGTTAGTGTCCTGCTCCAGCTGCTTGAGCAACGCTTTAAAACGTTTTTCAAAGTCGCCGCGATATTTAGTGCCCGCTAACAGAGAACCGATATCGAGAGAGTAAATCGTACAGTCAGCCATCACTTCCGGCACATCGCCCTGAACAATTCGCCAGGCAAGACCTTCCGCAATCGCGGTTTTACCGACACCAGATTCCCCCACCAGCAGCGGGTTGTTTTTACGGCGACGGCAGAGAACCTGAATAGCACGCTCCAGCTCCTTCTCACGACCAATCAGTGGGTCGATTCCGCCCACGCGCGCAAGCTGATTCAGGTTCGTCGTGAAATTCTCCATACGTTCCTCCCCACCAGCTTGTTCTTCGCTGTTTGGCTGGCTGCCAGGATCAGAAGACTGTGTCGGCTCGTCTTTACGCGTGCCATGAGAGATAAAGTTCACCACATCGAGACGGCTGACTTCATGTTTACGCAACAGATATGCCGCCTGCGACTCCTGTTCGCTAAAGATAGCGACCAGAACGTTTGCACCGGTTACCTCATTGCGACCGGAGGATTGGACATGGAAGACCGCACGTTGCAGTACACGCTGAAAACTCAGCGTCGGCTGTGTGTCGCGCTCCTCTTCACTGGCAGGCAGAACGGGTGTGGTTTGTTCAATAAAGGCTTCCAGTTCCTGACGGAGCGCAACCAAATCCACAGAACACGCTTCCAGCGCCTCCCGGGCAGATGGGTTACTGAGCAGCGCCAGTAACAAGTGCTCGACGGTCATAAACTCATGACGGTGCTCGCGCGCTCTGGCGAAAGCCATATTTAAACTGAGTTCCAGTTCTTGATTGAGCATAGGCACCTCCCCCAATTTTTATGCCTGCATTCAGGCTTTTTCTAGCGTACACAGCAATGGATGCTCATTCTCCCTCGCGTACTTGTTCACCATCGCCACTTTGGTTTCTGCAACCTCGGCGGTAAAGACTCCGCAAATGGCCTTCCCCTGGTAGTGAACAGCGAGCATCAATTGCGTTGCACGTTCTACATCATAAGAAAAGAATTTTTGTAACACGTCAATAACAAACTCCATCGGAGTGTAATCATCATTGACTAATATCACTTTATACATAGATGGCGGTTTTAGCGCGTCGCGAACTTTTTCTTCCGCCAGTTGATCAAAGTCCAGCCAGTCGTTCGTTTTACCCATTGTCAGTTATCATCTTCGGTTACGGTTATCGGCAGAACGCCCTGCCGCTGACAAGAGCTTATTTGCCTGACCAATCTACTCCACATGATAGATAACTATCATTTATATCATTTAGTTAATTAGTCTTTATTTTTCATTATGTTGCAAATAACAAGCCCGTCAAAAACAGTGATATTAACTACACCATTAACTACACCGCTTCACGAACAATATCGAACAACCGCGAACAAAGATCAACACGCTTTAATCATTATCATTTTCCGGCTATCCGTCATGAAGCTGGTGGATGATCTGCGTGGTGATTTCCACCATTCAGAGCAGGGGCGGTCATCATGACCATGCCATAACAAAAACCCCATATTCGTGGTTTTTCTGTGTCGGGGCTATTCTGCTGTTGCCGTGCTGGTGGATATTCTCCGGTATGCGGCTCCCCATATCGGCATCAGGCCCACCAGCGTGAAGCGTTTTTCATTTTTCGCGGGTATAAAAAATCGATGGGGCGGGCAGTCCTGAAGACGTCAGGGTACAGAGATTTGACCCGCCCCTCCCTGTGCATGAGCACAATAAGTAACCGAAGGCGGAATTCCGCCCTCGGTACTTACATATGAGAAACGATATTTCTTCCACCGATACCCTTTATTTGGGTATCGCGAGTAAGCCCCAAAATCTGGGTGTTACTCTTACTACCCAAACTACGGGTAGTTTCCGTAGTTTCATGGTCGAGTTGCAAATCTGCAACTCACCCACCAGCCAACGCAATTTTGCGTTATCGGGAATATCAGCAAGTTACCGCCGCAGTCGTTCCGGCTTCTTCCACTGGTAAGTACTTTTCGCGCTCTCCCTCCGTTGTTGAGAACGGCGACGGTATGCCAGCAACTCAAGGACTCTGGTTCGTATGTTGCGCATATCCACGCCGTTAAGCTCAATACCATCACGGCGCATCACCTCAGCAACAACACGCGCGTAATTTTCGGCTATCACGCTGTCCGGCTGCGTGGCCTCCTGTTCGCCAGCCTGCTGGCTGATTCCGGT